GCCAGAGGTGTCGATCTGACACCCGTAGACGCGATCCATGAACTTCCCACACACGCACAAGGGCGCAGGTGGCACGTTGAAAGGCTTGCTGTCGACCTGACGTGAAAGTTCGCAGGGTTCGCACTCGAAGACGTAGATCATCGCTTCCTCAGAACTCGAACGTTGCGACCGCAACCGCGAGGGCGCCCACCTCAACCGCCTCCCTTGGCGATGACGGTCTTCACCTGCTTGTAGCCACACTTCGGGCAGAGGAGCGTTCGGCGAATCGCCGAACGCTCCGTCCTTGCCTCGGCTCCGCATTTCGGGCAGAGCCTCTTCATCTCACGGGCACCCGCTGACGCCGGTGCAGAGATCGTCGATGTAGCCGATCGCGTTCGGCGCGAGCACCTCCAGGGTGCCCTCCCACTCCACCATGCCCTTCGTCGAGGAGCCCACCTTCGCGAGCTCGACGGCGAGGACCGGACGCAGGACAGCGACCCGCAGCTTCGAGACCTCGGCCGTCGCGATGCGGTCGTTGGTCTGGTAGCGGTGCAGGTAGATCCGCTGGGTCCCGAAGTCCGACTGGTAGAAGTCGACGGTGTTGATGACCGTCCGCTCGTTGACGGGGATGTTGTAGCGCACGTTCGAGTTCGGGTTCAGCGTCAGGTTGCTGAGCGAACGCTTCTGCGCGCTGTTGCACCACATGGTGTCCGTCATCGCACCCTTCTCCCACATGGCTTCCAGGTGCGCGTTCAGGATGCACTCGTCGATGCAGTCGTCCGGCGAGCTGCCGGCGACGGTCGTGACCGTCCCGACCTCGTCGCTGCCGAGACCGAGGGTCGTCGCGCAGGTCGGGTCGCTGGCCGCCGCGAAGGCGTAGAACCCGTCCATCTTGCGCGGGAGGACGCCTCCGCTGTTGCCCTGGGCGGTCTGCGACTGACGGATCGAGTGCACCAGCGCGAACTCGATGAAGCGCGCGAGCTCCATCGTCGCCTTCCGGAGCTGGTAGACGTATTCGTCGCGGATGCCGGCGGTGTTGATGTCCCGCTGGGTATCCGAGACGTCGAACGTCCGCCGGATGATGTGCGTCAGGTTGCAGAGCCGCTTACGCGGCACGAGCGGATCGAACGTCGCGTCCGAGCCTTCGGGAGTCGCCTGGACGTCGGTGTTCCCGTTCGCCGGGTCGCCGAAGTCGGCGAGGATGTCCACCAGCCACTCGTGGCTGATGTTGTTGGCCGGAACCTTCTCGAACGAGGACAGCATGAGCGTGTCCATCGGCGAGATGTTCGTGATGATGTCGAGCAGGTCCTCACGGTTTCCTGTCCCGACGTCGAAGGAGTTGAGCACTCCCACGCTGTCGACAAAAGGCATCTAGGTTCTACCTCAAACGGTTAGGGGTTGAGGTAGCCCCACCGCCTCAAGGTCAACCGCCGAGTCGTCGCTTCAAGTGCTCGTGCCAGTCGCGAGTCGTCGCCTTTCCCTCCCGTGCCGCTTCACGAAGGCTTGCGGCCTCCTCGGCGCGCTCGGAGTCGGGGTCACGACGGCTCTCGGGTTCTGGTGCGAAACGCTGTGGCGCTCCTCTGCCGCTGCCCGGAGGGACGATCGGTGGAACCACCGATGCGCCTGCCGTCGCCAGAGAGAGCTCTTCGGGTTCTGCGATCGCTCGGAATGCCTGCTCGACCGTGCACGCGGGGTTCTTCCCGCGAAACATGTCGATCAGGGGGCCATGCACGTTCACGTCGAAGGCCGGATACTTGTCACTCAACCTCTCCATCTCCGAGCGCACCGTGTGTCGCTCGAAGCGCTGGAGGTGCGGCTGCAACTGCCCCAGAATGCGCCGCTCCATGTTGGTGACGAGTTCCTGCACGCGAGCATCCTGGATCACCTGCATCCGGGTTTCCGGGTCCAGGTGATCGAGGTTCTGGCGGAGGAGCTGCTCGTGTTGGTTCGTGATCGCATCGAGTTTGGCCCGGAGCTCCGCGACGGAGTCGTCCTGGCTCTTGCTCTGCGCGATCACTTGCTGGAGCTGCTGATCCTTCGCCCGTAGCTCGTCGACGAGTTCCTTGATCCTGCGGTTCGCGTTGCCGGAGGGTTCCTGTTCTGGCGTGTCTTGCGGGGGCGGGCTCGGGGGAGGCTCCTGGGCCTGCACGACCTCCTCGGCACGGAGAGGGCGCTCATCGGCCGGCATCGTCACCTGCTGCCGCTCCTGGTCTGGGTGCGGTCGCTGCTGGTTGAGTGCCATGCTGATGTAGCTTCCTTCCGGTGGAGGGGGTGCCGGCGGCTTCCCGTCGGGTCCGACCTCGACAGATGCCCGATCGGGAATCTGCCTACCCTGATTCAAGAGACTCTGCCTCAAGTTCAGGGCCGCGTTGTCGGCGCGCGCGTTGAACTGGCTCTCGGAGTTGTCTCCTCGCTTAGCCATCACCTGTTGCTCCGGCGGTTCACGACCTCCGCCTCATGATTCAGTGACCGGGTCACGACTCCCGCTACAGTGACGCGGCGGTAGTCCGCCAACCAGCTCTTCCCGAGCAGGGTTCACTTGCAACCGCCGCCACCCTTCGAGTAGCCGCAGATGTTCTCGTTGTCGCCGTAGCCGGTCGGCGCCGAGATCCAGAGGTTGTTCGTCTTGGACGCCGGGTAGCGAGACCGGGTCTTCGACCCGAGCCAGCCGCTCGTCGCGCTCATCCCGGCGTTCCGGTCGAGCGCCTGACGGTTCTTGCCGGTCTTCGGCATCGCCGCTCCGGCGCCGTCACAGTTCTTCGCCATCTTTCACCTCACGGGGTTTTGGCCGCCGATCCTCGACGGCTCGGAGTCGATTCTGCACGTCTTCCTGTCGAGCGACAAGGCGTCCGAGGACCTTCTCGCTCCTGGTCATGATCGTGAGGACGTCCTGGAGGGCCTGCGCCTTGCCCTGGAGGACCCTCAAATACGGGTCTTCACCGAGGAACGCCATCCAATGCCGCTGCACTCGCGCCTGGAGAACCTCGATCGCCTTGACAAAGTCGTCGTAGCCGGCAGCCCCGCGGAGCGCGAGCGATCGACGCGTGAGGTTGATCTCGGCTTCGAGACTGGAGAGCTCCTCGCGGAGCTTCCGGATGGTCGCCTCCTCCTGCTCGCGAACATCTCGGAAGGGGTCCGGGACGCCGCCGGTGGAGTAGAGCCAGTCCTGAGCTCCCATCACTGAGCTCCGAGATTCGGCGCGCGACGCATTGCCTCACCCTGGGGGCCGTTCTCGCCGCGCTGGTTCTCGTTCCGCCGGACCTTTGGAGAGGTTGGACCCTGGCCGGGTCCGCCGGCACCGGCGAGCGGCGATGCCTGACCGTTGCCGCCGCCCTGCATCGACGCCATGAGAGCGCCCTGTTGCGCGCCCTTCATGAGCGCGTCCTCCTGAACGAGCTGGAGGCGCTCGACCTCCATCCCGTGAACGCGCGCGTGCGCGCGAGCTCGTGCTGCGGTTCCAGGGCTGAGCCTCTCCAGCTCCTCGAACTGCGGCGTGGAGAACTCCTCCAGGTGGTTCTGGAGGTGCCGGAGGTCGTTGTCGTCCGGATTCCTCTCGGGCACGTTGCCGTGATACCAGAGCTCGTGTTCCTGGCTCGGGGTGAGCAAGTTCCCTTCCTGCGTGCTGATGAACTCGTCGACGTTCCGGATGTCGAATCCTTGCTCCAGGATCATCGCGAGGAGCGGGACCATCTTCACCGCGTTGGGGCCATACATCTGATTGATGATGGGCGCGCGATCCAGGATGTTCACGAGCTGCTGGACCTGGGTCTGCTTCGTGGTCAGCTTGTGGCTCGCGAGAGGCTGCACGAGGAACCGGCCGACTAGATCCTCGGGCCGGATCTCGTAGCGATCGTGGAACCGCATCCCGAGGGCTCCGAGCTCACGGACCGTGCGCTCGTAGCTCTGGAACTGCTGATTGTTCCAGGTCATCTGATCCAGCATCGGCACGAGAACCTGCGTCTCGAAGTTCTGGATCATCGGGACGAGGCGGAGGTTTGCCTCGTCGATCTCGGCCATGTGCTGCGTGGCCGTCTTGCCTTCTCCGAAGGGGTCCTTCGCCCCCATCGAGGGTGACGTCGCGCCCGAGGTTTCCCGGATGTCCATCGTCAGCACGTTCTCGGCCTTCAACGCGGCGTCGGAGACCTGCGGAACGTGGAACGGCACAACCGCCTTCGATGGATCACCCGGGACCCGGATCACACCACCCGGTTGAGCGATGATCTGTGAGTCGGGGATGTTCGCCTCGTCCGAGACGACGAGCATCGGGTTCGCTTCGAGCTGGGTAGCGGCCATGAGCAGGTTGCGCTTCATGTCCTTCTCCAGCGAAAGGCGCGCGATCATCTCCAGCGCGCCGATCCCGTAGAACTCGTCTTCGAGGTCGATCGGGCGCCATGCCTGATACGGCTTCTGCCCGTGCCAGAATGGGATCTCGGTCACGCGTGCGATGAGCTGGAGCGAGTCCGGCTCGATCATCACGACGTTGCAGATCCGCGTCTTGTAGCTCCCGTCGCGCTGCTGGATGACCAGCGGTCCCCACCAGTCGAAAATCTCGTAGTGCGGAACGTGCGGAGCCCAGCTCGCTTCACGCGGGTCGAACACGCCGTAGGCGTAGCTCTTCCGCTCTTTGAACTCGTCACCGAACGATGTGTCGTTCGACCCAGGGTGATCCTTGAGCGCCCGGAGGTTGATCCAGTGCCCGAGCTCGCCCATCTGCTTGACCTTCCAGTCCGGCCATGAGCTCCGATCGGCAGCCCACTCGGCGTCCTGGATCGAGCTCGCGTTCGGCGAGGTCATGAAGTCGAAGATCGACACGTTCTCCATGTCGTTCCCGTCGAAGACGAGTTCTTCGCGGTCGATCTTCGAGAGCTTCACCTTCGTCGTCCCGGGGAAGTCCGGGTTGGGAATGCGCGTTCCCGTGCGGTAGGTGCGGTGGCCGATCTCTTGGCGCCAGTAGCACTTCTGAATCGCGGTCCCGTAGATCAACCCGTCACGAACGAACCGGCTGGCCTTCTCGACGTAGCGGGCCTCGCGGACCTGCTGACGACAGAGAGCCTCCTGGACCTTCGCGTTCGAGTCGTGCTCCTGATGCACCCCGTAGAGGCGGAACCAGCGCTCGTTCCCGAAGAGCGTCCGCATGATCTTCGGGTGCAACGTCTCGACGACCTTGAACGGTTCCGGCGAGTGCATCCTCTCGCGACCGTAGGCGTATTGGTCGAGCGTCTCGCCGCGGTAGAGGCGGTAGAGGATCAGCCACTTGTTCCGGAGGAACTCCATGACGTTGAACACGTCGGAGCGACCGGAGAGGACCGCGTGCTTCGCCTGCTCGATGACGAAGGGGTCATCGGCGAGGTTCTTGAAGCCAACTGACTCTTCGTAGAGACGCGCCTTCTGCTCGGTCGAGGTCTGCTTCTCGAACGCGCTCTCGGTGAGCTCGTAAGGAGCTCGGATCGGACTCGTGTCTGGGCGGCGCTGGTAGGTCCCCATGCCGCGCCCGACATCCCCTCCGAACGCTCCACGGCGCGGGTTGGGAGGCGATCCCCCCGAGACAGTCCCTCCCATGCCCTGCTGGCTCATCGCAGCTTCTTACCCGTCGCGTAGCTCTGGCCGGTCGACGCCTGACAGATGGCGTAGGGGTTGCCGCCCCCCTTCGCCTTCACCTTCTCGACGCATCTCGCGACCCGAGTCCCCTTCGGGTTGCTCGCCATCTTCGTGAACGGATCCATCTCGATCCGATCGAAGTCGCTCGACTCCATGAACATCGGCACCCGACGCGTCTCGTTCGTCTCGTGCGTCAGTCCCGAGGAGGGCTTTCGCTTCGCTGTCATGGACCGCCTCCAACACCTTGTAGACCGGACCGCTCCACTCCGGCCAGAGTCGCACGCGCCCAGGATACCGCTCCTGATACCACTTGAGCCATGCCAACGCACGTTCCGTGTCGTAGAGAGCGGCCCTCCGCGTCACCGGATTCGCTCTCCCGAAGAAGTAAGTCCCGCCCGTTTCGAGAGTAAACCCCAGCGCGTAGATCGGATCGCAGCCCATGAGATGAGCCGTCTGGATCATGTAGCAGAGGGAGTTTCCGCCTGGGTGGTAGGGGTCGGTGATCTTCTTCGGAAGGAACGGCTCGACCCACGTCGGCCTCCACTGGCCGCTCTGGTCGCGCTGCCCGCCCTTCGCTGGAGCGATCGTGATCTCGCTGACCGGCCACTTCTTCTGCCCCACCATCCGGAGCATCGCGCTCCCCGCGACAGAGTAGGGACCGCCTCCGAAGATGTGTTTCGACGCGATCACAACCAGGGAGTCGGGGCATCCACTGAGTCGGTGTCGCTCTTCCTTCCAGACCGCCGCGTCAACAACGTGCCAAGCTGAGGGGACCAACGCTCGGAGGGTCCAGTTCGAGCCGAGAACGATTCGATTCCGAGCGGCCCGCAGTCCTGCGGAGTCCACCAGTCCGCCAGCGCCCCCAAGGAGGAAAGCTGGCTCTCCGGTAGCAACTCCTTGAAGCCAGCTCGAATCAGAACCTCGGCGGCGCGGTGCGTGTAGCTGTGCCGCCTCGAAACCAGCATCGAACATGCGTGACCGATCTCCTCGGCTTCCCCGGGATGGTTGATGTAGTAGCTCACGAGCTCGTAGAAGTGCTCGGGAGACTCTGCGCGCGGGGCCATTGGAAACATCCGCGCGAGCTCGGAGCGGTGATCGTCGCTGACCACGAGCGTTCCGCACGACGCCATCTCCATGAAGCGAGGGTTCACGTGCGCGGCGGGGAGGTTGAAGTCGTTCCAGAAGCCGGTGCCCTCGCGCCTCGGCATCTGCGAACACGATCGGGATCCACTTCTTGTGCCCCTTGCCCACCGTCTCGAAGAAGCGAATGTCGGCCCCGTCCACGAGGCGGTCGATCGGCTTGAGCCATTCGTGACGCGGAATCAACGTCGCGTTGCCGAGGAAGAAGGCTGGGATCTCTCGGATCAGCTCGCCGTTCTTGAAGTAGGGGCGTCGCGGGAAGTGGTCGACGTCGACTCCTGGAGGGAGGTAGAAGACATTCGTTCGGTTCTGCCTGACCTTCCGGTGGAGCTCGACCGTGCACGGGTCCATCGTGAACACGAAGTCGTAGCGCGGCGAATACTTCGCTGTCTCCCCACACTCGTAGGGCTCGTCGCAGAGGTAGACCGCGGTCTTGATGCCACTCCTCTTGAGCGTGGTCTGGAAGTCCCCGTTGCTGCCGGCGCGACCGTGATGACAGAAGACGATCGTCGCGCCCCATCCCGCGATGGACTGCGCGAGCTGCTTCGCGGTGCCCGGCATGATCGTCGAGCGGTAGGGGCTCCGAACGCCGTGGTAGAGCTTTCGGAGGATCGAGATGTCGAACGCCTTGACCTCGATCCCTAGAGAGTGAAATCCTCTGATCCAGCCCTGCCGGTAGTCGTCGGAATAGATGAGGCCGGAGTCGTCGGCGACTGCGACCTTGAGCTTTTTGGAGCTTCCGAGGATACGCGCCACGTGTGGTGCCTTTCGTGCTCGATGAGGTTGTAGGAGACGCCTCCTGCGTGCCATGCCGATCCTCCGGTGGCGTGGGCCTTCCTGAACCAGTGCCGCACAGGGTCGTCGACACCGATCGGTGCTGGGGTCGTCTTGAAGAACCGACCCGAGAGCATCGCGAGCGGGCAACCCTCCTCCGGGGGCCGGTGGACACTCCGCTTGACCGGGTAGGACGCCGAGCTCTGCGTGTTCGGCCACGTGTCCACCACGCCGCAGACCGGGTCCTTGTGGAAAATCTGCTGCATCTTCCCGAACCATCGGCTGTCAGCGAGCCGCACGAACGGCTGCATGAACGCGACGAACGGCGCGCGCACGTGCTCGATCGCTAGGCGTAGACACGCGTTCAGGTAGACCGGCTTCTCCTCGTGGATCAGCATCCACTCGATTCCGGACCCCTTGAGGGCCGACTCGACAACGGCGAAATCACTCCGCACGCCACCGTCGATGATGGCGATGATGCGAGTCGGGACGTCCGCGTAGCGCTCGATCTCCTCCAGGAGCTCCGGGAAGAGGTCAGCGTTCGGGATTGAGATCGGACAGACGACGTCGAGCATTCGCTTCCTGCTGTCGAGCTCCCTCGATCGCGATGTAGCGCTTCTCGCATCGACGGGAGCAGAAGGTGTAGAAGACCTGACCGCGGTTCTGCGCTGCTAGAACACGGCCCTTCGGAACAACGACGTCCCTAGAGCAACCAGGGCACGGGACCATCGTCGTGTCGCCCGTTGGCTCCCTCATCGACCTTCCTCTCTGGTTGAGGCGGCTTCACGCCGCGCGGAAGAACCAGCCCCGAGTCCGTCTTGAAGATGTCGACCGATGGGGCGCCCAGCTCGGAGACCGCGGGGTCATGAAGCTGGCTGAATCGAGCTCGCGGGTCGATCGCGCGCTGCTCGGCGACCTCACCCGCTGACTGGAGGACCTGTTCACGTGTGCGAGCCGGGAAGCGGTAGGCCCCTCCATCCTGGATCGCCATCTCGTTCGAGCCAACCACCTGCGACTGCTGCGTGAACCGCAACACGCCGATCTGCACGGCGCTCTGAACGGCCTCCATGACCTGCATGATCCACTCTTGCTCGCCGTGGACCTCTACGAGGATCTCTCCGACCGCCTGAGCGGCTGCGGTGGCCTCCCGAAGATATCGCGGCCTGCGTTCTGCGACGGGTCGCCGGTCCCGTGGTCTGATGATCTGCGCCATAGGTCATGCCCCTGCTGATCGGCCTTGATGAACTCTCGGGCCGGGTAGTCCCGGGCGGGGTTGAATCGCCCGTCGATCATCCTGGGCTGATGCCGTGAGGCTACAGCGGTCCTCCACCCTGGAGGGGGAGCCGAAAGAAGGAATCTCCCATCCTTGTCCGTCTTGTGCAAGTCGCTGATCGCGTCCGGGATGTCGTCGTGAGCCGAGAACGGCCACTCTGTCATCTCGTCGATCAACGGTCTCCACTTCCTCCAGGTCTCCTTGAGCGACTGGATGAAGTAGATGTTGCCGTTGCGGAAGGTTGGCTCGATCGCCTCGATCCGGATGTCCTTGATCTCTTGCGAGCGCCCTGGAACCGGGATGATCTTCGGCCTGATGAACGTGTTCCGGCGCACCTCTTCGAAGATCGAGGAGAGGAGCTCCTTGTGCGTCGTGTCTTCGACGACGACGCCCTTCATGTTGATGTTCTGGTAGCGATCCCACAGATCGCACGCGATCCGCACGCTGTCGGAGGGCTTCCAGCGACCCACGTAGAAGTCGCGCACGTAGGCGATGCGGTTGCAGTCGATCGAGACGACCCAGAACGCGGTCCGGTCGGCCTTGCCCTTCTTCTTCTCCTCGGCGATGAACGCGAAGTCGGTGAGGATGTAGGTCCACACGTGCTCCGGAACGTCGTGGTCGGCGATGACGCGGAAATACTCCGGTCGGAAGAGCTGCTCCTCGCCCGTCGTCGGCTTGTTCTCGTAGTAGCACGCGAACAGACGCGGCGGCAGAAGGGCTCTCTGTCGATCGACGAACTCCTTCGTCAGGCGCCCCGGGAAGAAGAGGGTCGCGTCCTCGTTCCGCCACCCGTGCACGCTGAACTCGAAGAGCTTTCGCATCTCCGGGTCCTTCATGATCGTGCAGTAGATGTCGGCGTAGTGGTGCAGCGTGCCGATCATGAGGAGGCGGCAGCCCGGGTCGAGCTGCGCGAGGATCTCGCCGAACCAGTAGCGCGTCGACTCGATCGACTCCGGGGTGCGCGTGTTCTCTTGGTCGACGACGTCATCCATGATGACGAGATCCCAATGTGATCCGGTCCACACCTCGCCAGTGCCGGCGGCGAGCAGGGTCGGCTCCTTGCGGTGCTTCATCGTCCGCAGGGCCGACGTGAACTGCGCGGTGCCCTCGCGCCAGTCCTTCCCCTTGTGCACGCCGAACCGCTCGCGGAACCACTGTGAGTCGATGATCCGCATCGCCTGTTTGACGAAGTTCCGCGCCTGCTTGCCGGTGCTGGAGCAAACGCAGATGCGGATGTTCGGGTTGCGGGCGATCTCCCAACAAGCGAGGCCGACGTCGAACACGGCCGACTTGAACGAGCCGCGCGGCCAGAGCTGCATCTTGTAGAGATGGCCGTAGCCGAGCTCGCTCTCGGGGTCGTCGTAGGTCGTCCAGTTCAGGATCGAGTGCGCGCCCTGACCGTGGGGCTTCGTCTGCGCGTCAGGAGCGGCCCCGCAGTCACGCACGAAGTCGATGAACCCCTCCGGGCTCCGGTAGTATTCGGCCTCCTGCTGGAGGCGGTAGGTCCTGATCTCCTCCGGAGGGAGGTCTCTCAGGGCACCGGGTAGACCGGAGTCCACCGGAACCTGATCCGATTCGGCTTGTTCCGTTGGACCCATATGTTCCACCCTCCCATCTTCTTCGCCGAGTTGCTCTTCGCGATCCGGATCTTCTTGTTGTGCGCCACGCTTCGATCGAGCGTGTGGACCTCGGCATCGCTGATCTGCTCCGTCGAGTAGAAGTCCGCGAAGATGTCCGATCGCTTCACGAGCCGGAGGTTCGAGCGTATCACGTCTAGCATCTGGACGTCACTCCACCCCTTGTGACCGGCGAAGTCCTCGTCGTAGCCGCCCAGGCTGAGGAACGTGTCGCGGTGCACGAGCCACGTGTTCGGTGACGTCATGTCGATCGGGCCGTCCGGGTTGTTCATGTGCCGCAACCCGAAGAGGATGGCCTCGCGCGGCCTGAGACGTTTCAGGTTCGTGAGGACCTTCACCATCATCGACTCACGGAAGACCATGTCCGGGTCGATCAACATGCACCACGTCGGATCGGCCTTCTCGACACCGAGGTTGCGGGCGCCCATCTGGTTCCACGGGATGTTGTCGACCACGCGGAAGACGTGTAGGTCGAGGCCGTCGAACTTCGAGCAGTAGTCTGGCGTCACTGGAGGGTCGCCGTGGTCGTCGACCACGACCACCTTGAGCTGCCGGCGGACGTGCTCCTCGTAGGACGCGATCGTCCTGAGCTGCTTGTCCAGCATGAGCGGCTGCCCGTAGACCGCCATGATGATGCAGAGGTTCGCGGTCATCGCTCGAAGACGTAGAAGTGGCGCGCTTGCCGGCGCTCGTAGTGAGTGTCGCGGAACCCCTTGTCCTTGATGTAGTCCGCGATCGTCCTGTGACGCTCCTCGTAGTCATCGTCGTCGACCGCGAACGGGTCTGGACGGTCCGGCAGCGCGAG